GGTCGGCAACGGCGAGACATTTACTTTGGATGTGGGCGCATCTCTCTGTACTGCCGCATAAGGAGTTGATCGTGAATTACAAGCACGGTTTCTCATTGAAATCACTGCGCTCAAAGGAAAACCCCAAGTGGCGCCTGCATGTTTGCTGGCTTGGCATGAAGTCTCGATGCGACAACCCAAACAACAAACAATTCAAGGATTGGGGCGGACGGGGGATCGCTTACGATCCGCGTTGGGCTGTGTTCGAGAATTTCGCCGCTGACATGGGCGAGCCGCCGGAAGGCATGACCCTCGACCGCATCGACAATGACGGTCCTTATTGTAAAGCAAACTGTCGCTGGGCTTCGCGCAAGGAGCAGAGCCGCAATCGCCGGATGAACCGCTATCTCGAACTTGGCGGGCGCCGCATGACGATTGTGGAATGGTCCGAAAGTCTCGGCGTGAAATCTCGCCTTCTCCGGGTCCGCCTCAACCGCGGATGGTCGGTTGAACGCACACTGACGACGCCCTGCGCATGATGGACCATCAGCCTCCGCAGATCGGCCATAATCAGCCGCCGGAAAGCCGGACGCTTGCCTATGAGCCGCCGGACAGCCTGCACATTCTCGCCTGCGCCCGCATCGCGGTGAAGAAGATCAAACACGTCCTCTGGGGCAAGCAGAAGTGGTTTGAACAGTTCGCCACGAATGACAAGATCGCGGAATGCTGCCGCGACCTCAACGCTCACGACATCGAGGCCTGGTATTCGTGCCCGACCGACGCCGCCAAGGGCAAGCCTGACATCTACAAGATCTATTGCAACACCTGCGGGCGCTGCCATGTGAAGTTCTGCGTCGGCGGCGATCATCCGCTCGCCAAGAACTTTGACCGCCGCGAGCGACCCGAGCTCTTCGATCTGCGGCCGTTCTGGGACGTCAGGTAAATGGCCGTCGCAATCGAATCGACGGCGACCTATTCGCAGGACTCGTCAACGACCTCACATGCGGTGACGCTGCCGACCGGCATCTCGTCGGGCGATCTGCTGCTGATGTGTTTCATTCGCCACGACCAAGGCGGCATCACGACGCCGAGCGGTTGGACGCTGCTGGCGTCTGCGGACGTCAATGCCAAGGACTCCTGCGCGATCTTTGCCAAGATTGCGGCGGGGTCTGAGGGGTCGACGCAGACTGTTACCATTGACGCACCGAAGCGAGCGAGCGCGGTGACGCTGCTGATCAACGGTCACCGCAACGGCGTCTCGACCTCAGAGATCGCCGTCTCGTCGGCAAACCAGCAGACGTCAACGCTGGCGCCAGACCCGCCGTCGCTGACGCCGTCCTGGGGAAGTGCTGAAAACCTTTGGCTCGCGGTGGCCTTCTGCGAAAACGGCGACTTTACCTTCGGTTCCTATCCGACCGGCTTCGCCCTTGGCGTCAACACCGTGCAGACCAACACAAATGTTGGGAACGCCGTCTCTGTAGCGTGCAAGCTGGCAACCGGGACGAGCGAAGATCCTGGCGCATTCACGATCTCCGCGTCGGCGCGGAATTGGGCGTCTTTCACGCTGGCGATCCGCCCTCTTGAAACCAAGATCATCACCGCCGATCCCGGCGCCTACGCCTTGACTGGCGTCGCGGCAAGCCTGTTGCACGCTGTCATCATCACCGGTGCCGCTGGCGCCTACGCGCTGACAGGGACGCCTGCCAGCCTGATCAAGCAGGGCAGCGGGGCAAAGGTCGTCGGCGCGGAAACCGGCGTCTATACGCTCACCGGCGCGGCGGCGAGCCTGCTCTACGGGCGGGAAGTCGTTGCGTCTGCTGGTTCCTACGCCCTCACCGGGGCAACCGCGAACCTGACGCGCCTTAATGGCGTGTCGGCTGATTCCGGCTTTTACACGCTCACCGGCACCTCGGCGTCGCTGATCTACAGCGGCGGCATCGAGGCACGTCACTGGCCCGAGCTGGTCGGCTTCCCTCAGACCTGGCAGCGCGCGGCAGCAGACACCGTTGCCGAGTTTCAGCCGTCGATCGGAACGCCGCGAGTCCGCCGCATGGTGACAACGGCTCAATACAATTGCAGCGGCTCGTTCCGCCTGACCTCGGCGCAGAAAGACGCGCTGATCGCGTTCTGGTTCGACACCTGCGACCAAGGCGCGCTGACCTTCGTCATGCACGATCCCGAGGATGGCGGCGTCACCTCGCGCATCTGGGAATGGGCCGAGGCGCCCGATCCGCAACACTACTCGGCCGACGTTTGGGACGTCGCCGTTCGGCTCATCCGACAATCTTAGGAGAAGATCATGGCACTTCAGCTTGCAGTCGCATCGCGCAATGCGATGCTTGATGCGTTTGTCTCGGAGCTTGGCGCTTCGCCGGTTCTCAAGATCCGCACCGGGTCGGCGCCAGCCAACGTCGCCACAGCGGATTCCGGCACTGTATTGGCAACCCTCAGCCTTCCGGCGACCGCATTCAACGCGGCGTCATCGGGCGCTATTACCAAAAACGGCACCTGGTCAGACGGCTCGGCGGACAATAGCGGCACGGCGGCGCACTGGCGTCTGTACAAAAGCGATGGCACAACCTGCCGCGCGCAAGGCACCGTCACTGTCACCGGCGGCGGCGGCGACCTCACTGTTGACTCGGTGACGTTCAACGCCGGCCAGGCCTTCTCGGTGTCAGCCTTCCAGATCACAGCCGGCAACGCCTGATCTGAGGTGGATCGGTGCCTGTCTACACCATCAATGCGTCAACAAATTTTGGCTATGTGCGCTCTCAGGCAAGCAATTATGCCAATGCGCGTGGGACGAGCGGAACGAAGACTGCATTTTCCTCGACAGCGCAGATCATCGGCCAGCAGCTTATAACCGGCACAAACTACCTCTACGAGTCGTTCTTAGAGTTTGACACCTCGGGTGTGACCGGCACCATCACCAGCGTCGAGCTCAAGGTCTATTTAGGCAACGTGGTCGCCGACAATCCCTTCGTGGCGCAGGCTCGGCTTTACGACTTTAGCACTTCGGTCACGACAGCAGATTGGGTGCCGGGTGCTGACGTAGCCGGCGACACATTGCTTGCCACTCTTGCATCTGGCGCGATGTCGATTGGCGCATACAACTCGTTTACTAACGTCGCGTTCCCGGCAAACATCAACCCGTCGGGAAGCACCCGGTTCTACGTTACCACCGACTTGTTTGCGGCAGGGACGGCACCAGGCACGAACGAAGAAGAGATCGCGTGGTGGCAGTCTCCATCGCAGGCCAATCCGCCACAGCTTGTCATCACGACCAGCGGCTCGATTTCTGGCTCGATGTCAAAGTCGCTGTCCAACGCTACGGTTTCAGCCGCCGCCACTTTGGCGATTGCGGGGGCGCTGGCGCTCACTGCAGCGGATGCAACCGTAACTGGGGCGGCTAACCTATCCGGCGTTGCGGACGGCGTTCTCAGCCAGACGCTCGCAGACGCCACCGCGGCCGGCACCATCGACGTTGAGACTTTTGGCTATCTGGACGTCACACTCGACGACGCCACGGTCTACACGGAAGTTCTGGTCGACATCGACGGCGAAGCGGCTGTCACGCTCGATGACGCGGTGGCAGCTGGCGTCGTTGCATGGGACTTCACCGGCTCGGCTTCGATTACCCTCGACGACGCGGTGGTCGGCGCTACGACCGCAAGCGGCATCACTGGCAGCCTGTCTGCCACGCTGGACGACGCGACGGTGCAAGCGGGTCAGTTCGGCCCGCTCTGGCCGGCTGCGTATGACTTTCCGCAATCGCCGCTCGACGGCACCTATAAGCCGACGCCCGGCGACGACACGCTGCGGACGGATTCGGAAGTCGGTGCACGGCAGTATCGCGCCAGGAGCGGAGGCAACTACGCCGACGTGACCTTCGCGCTCATGCTCAAGAGCAACGTGGCGAAGGATATGCTCGACCGCTTCTATCGGGACGACTGCGCCAACGGGGCGACGCCGTTCTACTGGACCGACCCGGAGACCGAAGCGATCAAGGCCTGGCTATGGGCCGCGCCGCCGCAGATCCAGTATGTGGCGCCGCAGGTCTGGCGCGTCGAGTGCGCGCTGCTGAGAGAGGCTGCATAATGCTACCACCGCTTGAACTGATACCGCGCGACCAATGGCGCGCCGCTCCCATTGAGGGTGACAATCAGCACATCCTTTTGAGCGCCTATCAGCACTCAAACATTCGCTACTGGCTGAAAGTTAAGCTAGAGGCGCCGCTCGCAGACCTGGTCACCGAAGAGGTGGCGCGGGTTAACGCCTTGCTTGAAAGAAAACCGGCCGCCTGATGGCAATCTCGGAGGAAATGGCGCGGGCAATACTCGGCCACCGCACGGACGAGGTGGCGATCGTCTTGCTGACCATCAGCGGCACCGGGTTTGAGACGTTCCGGGTCTGCAACAACAGCGAAAAGATTGTCTCGAACGGTCACGACTTCTTGGCCTATCCCTTCGAGATCGAGCTACCGGGTGACGGCGACGACGCGCCGCTGGCAAGGCTTCGGATCGGGAACGTCAGCCGCGAGATCTGGGAAGCGATCGAGGCGGCCACCGGGCAGATCACGGTCGACATCGTGCTTGTCCTGGCGTCCTCAGCGGACACGCCGGAAAAATCATTCTCGGGTCTGGAATTGCGGAACGTGGTCGCCAACGCCTTGACGGTCGAGGGCGACCTCACGTTGCAATCGTTCACCGGCGAGCCATACCCACACTTGCGGGCGACGCCGAGCCGCCTGCCTGGCCTCTTCTTCGATGACTGAAATCTCCTGGGCGTCCGACTATGTCGGGCTGCCCTTCGTCGACGGAGGCCGGGACCGGACGGGCGTCGATTGCTGGGGGCTGGTCCGGCTGGTCTTCTGGGAACGGCTCAAGATGCCGCTGGACGACTTCGCGGCAATCAAGGCGACCGACATTCGAGGCGTCGCGCGGGCGATTGTATCGAGCATCGACAGCCGGGAATGGCTGCCGGTGATCCGGGGCGCCGAGCAAGAGTTCGACGTCGTGGTCATGCGCGGCCACGCGGGCGGGGTCGGGGTTCCGGCGCATGTCGGGATCGTGGCGCCTTTTGCCACAGTGTTACACGTGGAACATGGGATTGACGCGGTCGCGCCGAAGCTCACGAGCCATACCGTCAAAGATCGGATCTGCGGGATTTACAGGCACCATGTCATTGCCAGCCGTTAACGTCATATCCCGCAATGACTGGTTCGAGCCAGCGCGGCGCGTGACCGTGCCCGGCAACGCGACCCTGGCCGACATCGTGGCGCTGGCCGAGGTGCCGCAATGGGTTCTCGAGACTGGCGAGGTGGCGATCAATGGCCACGTCGTCCCGTGCCGGTTCTGGCGGCTGGTGAGGCCGAAAGACGGCATGGTCGTGACGGTTTACCCTCCGACGCTCCACGGCGGGCAGCAGGGCAGCACGAAGCAGGTCATCACGATCGTGGCGACCATTGCCATCATCGCGGGCGCTGCGCTGATCTCGGGCGGCACGCTGGCGCCGTTCCTGGGCGCCGCTTTCGGGCCTGCTACGCTCGGCGCTCAATTGGCCGGGGCCGCCTTCGGCATCGCCGGACAACTGGCGCTGCGGGCCCTGGCACCGCCGCCGGTGGCAGGGAACGCCAAGAACCGGAATTTTCGGCCCGAGGCGGTCGCCGGGATCAACGGCAACGCAATGGCGCCTTTCGAGTATCTGCCGAAGGTCATGGGCACGGTCACCGCCTCGCCGCCATTCGTCATGCAGCCCTATAGCCTGCTGCTCGACGGGACGGTCGAGGTCTACGCGATCGTCGGTCTGGCCGGGTTCACGCAGATCAACGAAGTGCTGATCAACGGGGTGCCATACAGCGAGTTCCCCGACGTGGAGATCGAAACCCGCGAGGGAGGGACGAGCTCAAGCTCGGCGCTCACGCTGGTCACCCGCATGGGTGTCGAGCGCCAGGGCGAGGCCTTGTCAGAGTTCGATCTCGAAGAGGGCAATGACGGCCGGCTCGACCGTCTCGTCGACCAGTCATCGCCGGACGACTCCAAGTCGGTCTATCACCTGTTCCAGACGGTCAGCGAGCCCGACGAGGCGATCCTGCGGCTGGCCCTACCGGCTGGCTACTATTTTCAAGGCGGTGACGGCAGCACGCAACGTGCCGCGATCCCGTTCCGCATCGAGATCAAGCGCCACGGCTCACCGACATGGATCAAGGGCCCGGAGATCCACATCAGCCCGCTTGACGATTGGGCAAAGCCGCTGCGCCAGCATATCAAACTGGTGTGGAGCGCGATCTCTGGCTCGGCCACTCCGACGAGCAGCGAGGCGACGTTCTACGCCTACGGCTACACCGGCGGCGATACCCAGAGCTGGCAGGCCAATAGCCACTTCCGGCAGACTGGCACGCTCAAGCCAGCCAAAAACGTCCAGATCGACCGCGACGGCGTGACGCTCTATCTCAGCGGGACCACGTTTCCGAAGGACAAGTACGACATCAGGATCCGCCGCGGCACTGGCTACGATCTCTCGTCGTTTTCGGCCTCGACCTACGAATACAACGGCAGCCCGACCAAGGCGCGCTTCTTCGATTACTTCCTCGATTCTTCGACCTACAAGGTCACGGTCAATCAGAAGAAACTCGTCGGCGCCGCTCAGGTCGAGGCCTTCACCTGCATCAAGAACGATCACCCGATTGGCGTCCGCACCGACCTTTGCCTGATCGCGGTCAAGGCGCGCAAGACCAAGATCGAAAGCATCAGCGGCAGTTTCACCAGCCGGGCGCGCACGTTTAGCGGCACGACCTGGGTCACGTCCTACAATCCCACCAACAACCCCGCCGCGCTCTATCGGGAGGTTCTGATCGGCTCGCTAAACGCGCAGCCATTGTCGGCGAGTCTCGTCGACGACCGCGCGCTGGGCGACGCATATCTAGACTGCGAGGCGAATGGCTACGAGGCGAACGGCATCATCCAGGGCTACTCGGTCGAGCAGGCTTTGCAGGAACTGGCCGCCACCTGCCGCGGCGTTCCTAGGCAAGAGGAAAAGTGGTCGATCCTTCTGGAACGTGACACGACCTCCGAAGCGACGACGCAGCTCCTGAGTTCCCGGATCATCCGTAACCTTTCGGTCGAGCGGTCCTTCACAAAGATTCCGCACGCGATCCGCGCCGAGTTCCTTGACGAAGCCGACGACTTCCGGGCGACGGAAACGATTGTCTATGCGCCCGGCTACAACAGCGGCAACGCCACGCTGTTCCAGGCGATCCGCTACAATCTGTTCACGAACCGGACCAAGGTGCAGGCGCGGGCAACCTTCGACCTGCGCCAGATGATCTATCGCAAGAACACCTATTCTTTTGAAATGGATTGGGCGCACCTGGTCAGCGGGCGCGGCACGCTGGTAGCGCTGGCAGTCGACGAACTCGACAGCACGATCGCGTCGGCGGTGATCGTCGAAGTCTTGAAGTCCGCCGGCAATGTCACCGGCCTGCGCCTCGATGCCGCCGTGACGACGCCGACGACCGGGGCAGGGGTGACGATCCAGCTCGACACCGGCTTGACGCTGACCAAGCAGATCGCGTCCGTGGTCGACAGCCAGACGATCCTATTCACAACGCCGTTTGCCGTCACGGATCCCGAGACTGTCGTCGCGGGCAAGACCGTCGCCATCGGGTCATTTGTATCAACGGCGCGTCGCTGCAAGGTGTTCAACATCGAGCGGCTGCCGAACCTGGAAGCCCGCGTCACGCTTCTCGACGAAGCGCCGGAAATTCATGCTTGATGGGAGAAGGAAATGGCCGAACGCTGGCACGTAGGGCGAGAAATCCCGCTCGCGTTGATCATAACGATCTTGTGCTCTGTCGGAAGCGGCATCTGGTACGCGAGCGCCACCAATGCCCGCGTTACGGTCATCGAGAAGACGCTCGAAACTCAAGTCACGCTGCGCGAGGACATCGTCCAGATCCGCGAACAGTTGAAGAACCTCGACCGGCTGACACAGCGGATCGAGACCTTGCTCGACCGGCGTTCGGACGCGGGCAAAACGGACAGAACAACCACCATCGGAAAGGAAGTCCAATGAGCTACATTCTTATCGGCGTGCTTGTCGCCCTCGCGGCGATCTTCATGTACAGCGCAATGACCCCGACCGGCATGGACTGGAAGAAGGGCATGGCCGCCCTGGTCGCTCTCGGCGCCGCAATCTGGGCATGGATCGCCGGCCTCTTCTCGTCCGCACCGCCGGTCTAGTCCCATGCGCCATCTGCTCGCCGTGGCCGCCCTCGTGGCGGCTTTCGTGTTTCTGGCGCCGGTTGTCTGGGCTCATAGCTGGTACAGCCAGAAGCGCGACCCGATCTTCGGGAAGATGACGTCATGCTGCGGCGGCTCAGACTGCGCGCCGCTCGATGTCCGGTTCATCGACTTCTCGGACCCGCGCGGCATTCGCGTGACGCTCACGCCAGAGCAGGCGCAGGCGATCAACTACAACCGCCGGACGGGCTTCGACGAGTTCATTGACTACGCCCGCCTGCAGCCGAGCGAAGACAACCTGTGGCACATTTGCCTGATGGGCGACACCGTCTCGTCGGACCCGCGCCGCGGCTACTACTGCATCTTTGAGCCGAGAGGTATGTGATGAAGGCCAACTTCAAATCATCGCTGGCGGCCGTCCTTGTCCACGAGGGCGGCTTTTCCAATCACCCGCGGGATCCCGGCGGCGCCACCATGCGCGGCGTCACGCAGCGCGTCTATGACGCTTACCGCCGGAATGCCGGCAAGGATCAACAGTCGGTGGCGCGCATCAGCGACGCCGAGATCGAGGCAATCTACTATCAGCAATACTGGATGGCGGTTCGCGCCGACAACCTGCCATCTGGCCTCGACTATGCGGTGTTCGACTATGCGGTCAATTCAGGGCCGCGTCGGGCAATCGAGCATCTGCAGGAAGTGCTCGGCGTTGCCGTCGACGGCC